CTTCATTTTCCAGATCCGACCATTCTTTGATATGGCCCCATAGATCTTTTAATAGGTTCATAAAACCTCCTTTGTTAAGTTCGGGATTATACTATTTTAAACCTTTGAATGCTACTTTTTTAATTTGCATTTTACTTGTTTGTCCTTGTGGTCCAGATCCTTTGTTTTGTTTTACTACAAAAGGAGAATAAACTTTTTCTGCTGTTGAAGCAATTTTAGTATTAGGAAATGGATTTTTCTGAGAAACAGTAGTCATTTTTGCATTTTTAAATTTCATTAAAAACCTCTCTTTGCTACACCGACGCCACGTTTTGTAGCACGGATAATTTTTTTCTTATTCACTGCCCCACCATTTTTTTTACCCATAGGTTTAGCTTTATTTTTAGCTCTTGCTCTTCTTTGCTTTTCAGCTTTCATAATAGCTTCATCTTTGTCAGATCTTTTTTTAGGTTTCTTTTTTATTGTAACTTTAATTGGGTTTTCTTGTTCAAATTCTATTTTTGCTGTTCTTGTTGCACTCTCATCTATGTCTTTAAGAGTTGTTTTTTTCATTGCTCTTTCTACAGCTTTACGATCAGAAGTATCTAATAATTCGTCAGACATAATTAATGTATAGTTGGTTTTATAAGATTTATCAAGTCTCTTACGTTGTGATGTAAAATATTATTGTGTTCATCTTCCGTAAGATTATTGTGATATAACATTTTAGCCACAGCCATCATTGCACCTGCCATTAAAATTTGATCATTTTGTGATTTAGTAGATTGGTCAACAATTGTCATTAGTCCACTAAAATAATCTTCTAGTATTTGTGTTGGAGTATCCATAAATAATAGTTAAAACTATTCCGCTAGCTTTGCAAGGGATATTCCCTCTCTAATAGTTGCGTGTTTATCTGCGTCATCTATCTTTTCTTGGTTTTGTTTTGTATGAATAGCTAGTTTTTGTTCTTCAAGAGCTTGTTTCTCACCATCTTTTTGTGCACGAAGTTCTAATTCTTCTGCACGTAACCCTAATTCTTGTTCTTTTAGTGTAACAAGTGGATCTTTCGTCATACCTTCTAAGTATTCTTGCTCTTCTGCTACCATCTCATTAGTTAATTCTGCAATTCTTACA